GCTGCGTCGATCGACTCCTGATAGTTCATCTGCGCCGAGGACAAGCCCAGTACCGGATCGGCCATCGACTCCAGCTTGGAGATCATCTGATCGAGCGTATCCACATAGGATTGTGTTGACGCGGCGGTGTCATCAGTGGCGCCCTGAGCCTTGCGCTGCTTCTCGATGTAGGCGTCGATCGCCGCAGCGGTCTCGGGGAATTGTTTCTTCATCGCGTCGAGCGCGTCGGAGCTGCCGGTCGAGTCGAACTCTTGCTTCGCCTTGATCAACTGGTTGAGTGCTCCGCTGACTTCGGGCATGTCCTTGATCTTCTCGCCGAGATCGGCATCGAGGAACTCACCCAGCCCTGCTGCGGCACTGGAGATCCCGCGACCAAGCTTGTCCCAGAAGGACGTCGACTCACCGATCTTGCGAGCCATGGCGTCGACGGTGCCGCCGAACTTGTCGAACTTGTCAGCGGCGTTGTCAAGGTCCATTGAGTACAGTGCTTCGCCGAGGTCTTCCGCTTTGGTGCCGAACAGGTCGACCGCCGCGGTGGACCGCTCGACACCGGGTGGCATCTGCTGTAGCGCGTTGAGGGTCTGGCGCAGGGCCGAGGTAGCCGAGTCCCCGCCGGCGGCGACCATCTTGCCCATCTTGTCTGCATCCAGACCGATGGCCTCGAACCCTCGCCGGGTAAGCACCGACCCGTCCTGCGCCCGGATCGAGAACTCCTTCAACGCATCCATGGCGATATCGGTGTTGCGTGCTCCACCTTCCATCGCCTGCTCGATCAACCCGAACGCCTGCTGGCCGTTCAGCCCGAGATCTCGAAATTTGGTGGAATATTCCTCGATGCCGTCCATGAGGTCGCCAGCGGCGTTGAGCCCGTGTTCGGAGGCCATGCCGATCAGATCCATGGCGTCGCTGACACTACCGGCCAACCCGGTCTTCACCATCTGTTCAGCGTCGCGGCTGATGTCGCGGTAGGACTCACCGGTGACCTGTGCGAGCGTCATCACCTTCTCGGTCACCGACTTGATGTCGGCATCCGCGGCGGACGGGTCGATGATCTTCTGCTCGAACACGGCGTGCATCGCCTCGCCGACATCGTCGAGCGAGTCGCCGAAGTTGTCGGCGAACACGTCGCCGGCCAGGTTGCCGAGGCGCTCGGATTGGGATTGCGCGGCGCCGGTCTGCGCGGCCAGCAGCCCACCAATCGCGTCTTCCTTCCACTCGGACTGGAGCCCCTGCCAGATGAACCCGGCGGCCGCGCCGCCGAGGGCGAGCGCGCCGCCCTTCACCGAGGCGAAGTCACCGAGTAGGTCGTCGAGGATGCCGCCGCCGCTGCTGCCGGTCTTGGTGACCATCTCCTGCGGCTTGATCGACTTGTGTAGCGAGTCGGCCTGCTGCTGCACCTTTTTGAGCGCGGCACCGAGATCGGACGACAGGCTGTCGCCGGTCTTCGCCGCGGTCGTCCGGATGCCGTTGAGCTCCTCGCGGATCTTGAGCGACGAGCTGCTGAACGCCTCGTCCATCCCGTTGCCGGACGCCCACGCCTCGCGCTCGATCTGGTAGAGGTAGCGGCCGACCTGACGCGCGGCGAGGTCGAACGACTTGTCGATCTTGTTGCCGGTGTCCTTCATGGACGAGGACATCTTGTTGCCGGACTGCTCGGCCCGGCGCTCGGCGGCGTCGAGACCCTTGCCGAGCCCGGTCTCGATGTCTTTGCCGACCTGCTGCGCCGTGCGCGCCAGCTGCTTCAGGCCGGCCTTGTCGGTCGTCGTGATCTCGATGGAGATGACGTTGGCCGCTGTCACGCCGGCACCAGGTCCGGCTCGGCCACCGTGACCGGGATGTCGGCGAGCTGTGCTTCGAGATCGTCGACGTCGTCGTCCGGCGGCTCAGGTGCCGGCGCGTCGGGCTGTGGCGGTGTCTCGGTGCGCAGGACCACCGCGTAGTACCAGGCGTGGCTCACCGCCATGAGGAACTCGTGGTCCTGAGCGAGCACGCCGTCGACTGTGGCCGGCACGGCGGCACCCCGGTCGATCAGGTTCCAGCCGACCAGCGACGCGGCGAACGACCGGAACAGCACACCCCACCAGCGCAGCTTCTCCGGCGTGGCCAGGCGATCGCCGGACAGGTCCTCGCCGAGATGTGCGACAGCGTCGGTGAGCGATTCGAGCGCGGCGAAGCTGGGCTTGCGCACCCACACCGTGAGCCCGGGGTACGGCCGGAACGGCAGCTCGTAGATCCGTCGCCGGCGGTCCTGGTCGAAGCTCATGCCCTCACCTCCTCGGGATTAATCCAGCGATACCTACTGGCCAGTACCTACGCCCACGTCGGCACGGTGCCATCGGCCAGTACGCCGGGCATCGACGCGGTGAAGCTGCCGTCTGCGGCGCGGGTGAGCTGCCGGTCGGTGTAGAGCATCTCCATCGCCAGCGTCTGGGAGGCGATGGCCAGCGACGTCGTGCGGTTGACCGAGGTTGAGGAGACGGTACGGAACACGATGTGCTCGTGGGAGGCGCTTGGATTGAACACCGTGTTCACGGTGACGCTGGCGTCGGCCAACAGCAGGATGCGTTCGTTGGCGCTCTTGTCCAGGCCGGTGGTGTCCTGCACGCCGCGCGGGGTGGCGAGTTGGAAGTTGGTGATGTCGTTGCGGATGTCCACGGGGGTGCCGGCGGCGTCGTCCACGCTGAACGTGGTCCACCCCAGCCCTGATTGCTTGGCCATGGTCGTGCCTTTCTCTGCGGGGCGATAGTCCGGTGTGGACGATCAGTGGTCTACCCGTTGGTGCACCGCTCCAGCGTCGTCTGCATCTCGTCGACCCAGGCGTCCGCGCCGGAGTGGATCAGCGGTCGGGCCCCGGCGCCGTCCGGGTTGCCGCGCCAGTCACCGTTGCGCGACAGGAAGATCTCCGGTCGGTCGACACGGATCCGGTGCGTAGAGGCCTTGAAGCATGGCTGTCCGGATTCGAAGATCAACTGCTCGGCGCCGGTGGTCTCGTCGCGGACGGCGATGAACGCGCGGCCGCTGTTCTTCGCGGCATGCACCAGCGCGGCTGGTTGCCCGGCGGTGGCCAGCGTCCAGCCGTACTGGAACGCCGGGCAGTCGATCTCCTGGCAGGTCGCCGGGCGGAAGTGGGTGGTGGTCGGCGCGACGATCGCGAACGTGCGCATCGCGGTGACGGGCAGCTGCGGCGTCACCCGGTTGAGCTCGCGCGCGAACATCAGTCGTCACCCTCGCTACCGCCGAATAGCAGGTCGCCGTCTTCGCCGCCGTGGTGGCTGCCTTCCTCGCCACCGAGGAACTCGAAGATCATGATCATCATCCCTTTCATCAGAAAACCGTGCTTGTCAGATTGACCTCGGCCGTCACGACGAACACCAGGTTGCTGAATGTGCCGGTCGTGGTGACCCGGAGGTAGCGTTCGACGGCCTGGCCGCGTGCGGTCTCCAGGCGCTGCGTGGTACGCCCGGTGGCCGCGGTGAAGGTGCCGCCGGTGACGTCGGAGAACGCATCGCCGACCCCGTTGTCACTGCTGGACTGGACCTTGACCGTGGCGCTGGTACCGGTGAAGGCGAGCACCTGGAGATGGAACTGCGCGCCGAACGCACCGGCGGCACCGAAATCGACGGAGGCCACGCTGCCCGCACCGGTCTGCGTGGTCGGCACGGCGGTGAGCAGGCGAGCGACTTCGAGTCCGTAGCTGCTGGCCATGGCGCCGACCGCGCAGGTGAGCGATCCGTCCGCGGCGATCGTGGGGTCGTAGTTGCCCTGCTTGGCCATGAGATTCCAGGCCTCGCCGGAGTCCGGATGTGCGACGGTGATCAGTCGGTCGGTGAGCGGCAACGCCTTGTACACCAGGTGCGCCCGGTCCGCCGACCCACCGCCGGCCACGGTCTCCGGGTTGAAGTAGGTGACCAGGTCCAGGCCACCGTCGCGCCGCAGACCGATGCGCTCGACGGCGTATTTGTCGACGCCGGTGGTGTCGAAGATCGCGGGCCCGCCATGGAGGTTCAGGGTCTGGTGATCGCCGGAGATGTCGTACCCGTCGACGAGCACCTTCATCCCCATTCCGGACATTTTGGCCATGGTCAGGCCTCCTGATCGAAGACGTCGGGGCAGATGATGGGCACCAGCGTGTCGGCGATCCGGAACACGCTCTCGTCGATCGGCACGTACCCGCTGTCGGTGCCGAGCCCGTCGCCGTGCGCACCGAGCAGGTCGATCCACGCGCCGTCGACGGTGAACGCGCCGGTGAGCTCGGTCAGCAGATAGCTGCTGGCCTGCATGATGCGCGTGTCGATCGTGTCCTGCGGGTCGGTGAGCACGGGCAGGTAGATCCGGCACGTCATCATCAGCCGAGCCGCGGTGGCGTCGAGCCCGGAGACCAGCGCGACCGGCAGTATCTGGTTGATCCAGGTCGCGAAGACCATGCCAGGTCCTGGGCTGGACTTCGGCTCGTAGGTCAGGGTGGTGTCGAAGTAGCCGGAGGCGGCCGCGACCGAGCGCAGCTTGTCGACGGTGTCGGCGATGATGGGTGCGAGTCTGTCGGTGGCCATGTCAACCGCCCAGCTCGGCGACGTACTCGGCGACGATCTGCTGGGCCAGCGGTCGGGCGGCCTGCTGGAGCGCCTCGTAGGTCTTGCGGAAGTGGCCGTAGCCCTTGAACCGAGTGGTGGCGTTGCGGCTGCCGGTGCCGTTGAGCCAGGGACCGTAGATGGCCTGCTGGTCATGGATGCGTGCCTGGCCGGACACGGGCCCGTACTGGGTGACCCGGCGCCGGTACGCGCCGGTGGGGTTGCGCAACGAGGAGTCGAGGGTGGCCAGCACTCGGCGCCTGCCCTCGGCGGCGAGCCGGCCGGCGATCTCATCGCGCATGTCGTCGAGCGCGGACGCGGCGGCCGGCGTGAACAGGGGTCCGGAGACGGTGACCTTGACCGGCATCAGCCTGCCACCGCCAATTGACACTCGTTGACACTCATTGCTACACTTCTCGCATGACGACGAAGACAACGTGCGAGCACTGGCCGATGGGTCGACCTGCGGATGGCTGCGACTGGTGCACCTGCTCGGATTGCTTGACCGAGATGGACAACCACTGCATCGAGTGCGAAGAGTGCGGTTGCTATGTCGCACTCGGCAACACCGTTGGTGATTGCCACGACGACGACTCGGCCAGTTGCAACTGCTAATCGGTGCATTCAGATCGCCCCCATCCGGACGCGACGGCCAAACTCGGTGCGCACGCGCTTGCGCTTGTCGGCGAGCCCGGCGCCGCGTGCTTCGCGCTGGCCCTCGCCAGCACCGATGACACGGGCGTAGGCGCTGTTCTCCTGAGCGATCTGGTTCAGCGCCTCGGCGACGACCAGCCCTTCGATCGGCGCCGGCGGCACGTAGGTGGTGATGTCGGCGCCGGCGAGATGGATGGCCGCGGTGGTGCCGCACATGCCGCGTTCGACGACCAGCGTGCGGTAGGCGTACACGGCCGCGCCGATCGCATGGGTGGCGAGCACGCTGCCGTCGATGGCGCGGGTGACGTAGAGCGCGGTACCGACCCGGTCCTGCACCAGCATCCGTTCGCCGTCGATCAGGATCATCTCGCCGGGCTCCGGAGCGGCGGTGGTACCGGAGAGCGTTACGGTAACCGCGTTCATCTTGTCGGTGAGCGCGGCGGTCGAGGTGAGCCCGGTGGACAGGGTGCGGCGTTCGGTGACCAGCAGCCGTTCGCTGTCGATGGTCAGCAGTGCGCCGACACCGATCAGGCTGCCGTCGGTGACGTCGAGCGTGGGGGCGAAGCTGGTGATGCCTGCGGCACCGACGTCGCCGGCGGGTGCTTGGTCGTCGGCCCAGCCGAACAGGGCCCGCACGCTGATGTCCTGCTGCGTGGTCGGGCCGCCGCCGAACGCTGTGTTCGCCGAGGCACGGCTCAGCTCCAGGCGGGTATAGGGTGTCCCGCCGCTGGGGTAGAGCTTGATGTCGGCGACGCTGATCGAGCTACCACCGGTGCTCAGTGACAGCAGCTCGATCATCTCGGTGTCGCCGCCGAGGTAGAGCACTCCGGGAGTCGGCCGGTCGTCGCTCAGCGCGTCGAAGGTGCGGGTAGCGATGCGCGGGTAGAAGGTGCGCCGGCACAGACGCTCGACGGATCGGCTGCCGTCGCGGATCGCCCGGTCGATCGCCTCGTTCGCGCGTACCGAGTTCTTCACGTCGACGGCGGACTTGACCCGCTCCCGTGTCGTATACACCACTTCCCGCGCCATCCGGTTACTCGCTGTCTTCCGCGGCCGCCTCGGATGCGTCGCGCAACCGCTCCCGGAGCGCGCGCCGCTGCGCTCGGCCGCCGGCCTGCTCGGTCTCCGGCTGCTGCGTCTCGCTCGGCACGTCGTCGGTGCGCTCGACACCGCCAAGCTCCGTGTTGGATGCGCCGCAGTGCGGACAGGCCGGCACGTCGGGTGCGTAGGCGGCGGTGCACTGCGAGCAGCGGTATAGGTTGCTCGGTTCGTCGGCGGCGACACGGTCGTTCTCCGTCGTCATCGGGTTGTTCTCGATGTCGGACACGGTTACTCCTCAGTAGTGCGGAGATAATCCATCCCAGGTCCAGCCGTCCCAGCGGCAGCGCAGGTTGCCGGCTGGGTCCTCGATCAGCGGCTCTCCGTCGTTGGGGCAGGCGACCGGCGGCTGGTCGCGCAGGGCTGCTTGTTCCGCGGCATCGGTGTCGATGATGGCGCGCAGTGTCTCCCAGCCGCCGGTCATGGCCTACTCCTCCGCGGCCGCGACGCGGCGCTTCTTGTCGTCCTCGCGCAACCGGTCGGCGAGGTCGGTCGCCGAGCCGCCGGCGTTGAGGTGCCGCTGTCGGGCGAGCGCCTGGAGGTCGCGGTAGTCCATCTCGGTGTACTCGTCGTTCTCGACGCTGTCGGGGGTGTCGTCGATCGCGGCGTGCTGACCGGCGAGCCACGAGCCGTCGACCGGCTCATCGCCGCGCACGTACCCCTCGCGGCGGTAGTGCTTGACCAGCCGCCGGTCCTCGTCGTCAGCGGTGCCGTCGTCGACCCGCGCGAGTCGTTCCTCGAAGTCTTGCTGGGTCATCTGCATGTTGTCGAACCTCCTTATGCGGCGACCAGCGTCGCGCCCTCGATGAGCGGCACCCACGTGCAGTACCAGGTGATGGCGCCGTCCGTGCCGGCCGAAACAGACTGGATCTTGCCGATGGTGATCGGCACGTTGACCAGTGCCTGGCCGTAGCCGATGGACATCAGCTTGCGCGGCGCGGTGGTGGTGTCCAGCCCGAAGGACAGCAGCGTGCCGGCCACCGTGTCCGTGGTGCCGATGTCGGTCGCCGCGCACAGGTCCTGCGTCGCGCCGGTCGTCGGCGCCACCTGGAGCTTGTAGGAGTTGGCCACGGTGATCGCGGTGGTGACCTTGCCCCACAGCGCGGTGATCAGCACCTCGCCGCCGGCGATGATGAACAGGTCGACCGTGGTCGCGGCCAAGGTGCCCGTGCCCTTGCTGGCCGGTCCGTTGCCCAGCACCGCCTTGCGGAACGCGGCGCCGTCGCTCACGACTGTCATGCGTTCGCCACCCCCGGACGCAGCAGGTTCCACAGACCGGATGGCTTGCGCTGCCACCGCAACTCGTGGGGCAACATCACGCAGGACGACAGGCACGCGGTGCTGGTGGTCTTGCTGGCGTTGAGCGACAGGTGGGTGTACCCGGCGCTCATCTGACGGGCGTCGACCTCGATGATGACGATGTTCTGCTTGTCGCCGTAGGTCGCGCCGGTCAGCGTGACCTCGGACGCGGCGGCCTGCGTGACCTTGGTCCAGCCCTCGTCGTTGTCCAGCAACGCTTCGGACTTGATGTACCAGTGGTCCACACCGGTCGCGTCCGCCACCGCCGCTGAGTCGAGGTCGTTGCTGGTGCCGCCGGTGTAGGCGGTGTGCTGCTGGACGTCGAGAACCAGGTCCTCGGTGCCACCCACGCCGAGGGTCACGAGGAACGCGACCGAGCGGTGCATCGACATCGAGATCCGCTTGCCGGTGGCGCCGTTGGCGGTGTCGAGGTCGACCGGCGCCCAGCCGAGACCGACGTCGAAGAGTCTGCCGAGTGCTTCCATGTGCTCTCCCCTTCCGGGAGTTGAGGCCTACCAGCCAGTAGCTCGGTTGCTCTGACCTCGGCCGTAGCGTGCCCGCTGGCCTGGCTCGACAGGCTGCCGGTCGGATGGTGCGCGGTGCGTGGTTCGCCGGCCTGCACCATGCACCAACCTCCGAGCAGCGGGCGGGGGTCCGGTCCGGCGACGTGTGCGCGGAGTCGTGCATCCCGGGGGGCTTGTCGCGGACGCAGTTCTCACCGTCGCCGGACCGGAGTCTTAGCGCGTCTCCAGCTGGACGCAGCAGGACAAGGTCGGGCCGCCGTTCTCCGGGGTCAGCGGCGAGAGGTAGGTCGGCTGCCCGTCGACACGCTCGATGATCCGGAAGCCGGTCTTGTCGGTCCAGAAGTTCGCGTGCTCGCTGGTATCGATGCGCATGTTCATCGTGTCGCCGATGACGTAGGTGGAGAAGTCGGTCAGCGACAGGTCACCCTTGGTGCCCAACACACCGGGTGTCTTGCGCGACCAGATGATCGGCCGGCCGAGCAGCGTCTGCGGCAGGCCCTGCGCGGCGTTGGTGCCGGACCCGTCGCCGATCATCACCGCCGACCCGCCGGTGCCGACCGGCACGGCCATGGTGAAGATCTCCGGGATGCAGTCGGGCGAGGCCACCCATACCGAGGACGCGAAGCACTCCGGCAGCAATCGGGAGAACATCGCCAGCACGTTGTTCCAGGTGATTGTCGCCGCCGCCTGCCCGACTTCCTTGGACGCGGTGATCAGCGCTGGGTTGTCCGGATGCAGTTGACCCAGTGGCTTCTTGACACCGTTGCCTTTGAGGAACCCGAGGTCCTCGAAGTGGCCGAGCCCGTTGGGCAGGTTGGTCATCAGCCACGCGGTGAGCGCGGCCGCGTCGCGCAGCAGCTCGTTGGGTACCAGCGCGCCGCCGGTGAGCTTGTTGGCCTCCAGCGCGATAGCCGCGAAGGTGGCGTCGGACGGGACGATGGTGCCGCCTTCGTCGGTCCAGGCGAACACCATGCCGCCGTAGACTTCGCCGACCTCGGTCGTCATGTCGATCGCCGGCCAGCGCATCTTGCCGGTGGTCAGCGGGATCACGGTGGCGCGCGGCCGGACGATCGCGTTCTCCAGCGCGCGGGTCATGATCTGCGCCCGGTACTCCTCGGGCACCAGCACGCCACCCTCGGAAGGCACCTTCTCGCTGTAGTTGCGCAGCTTCTCGACCTTGTCCGCGGGCGCGGCGTTCGCCGGACGCAGACCCAGCGTCGCCGCAGCGGCGATGAACGCCTCGCCCGCGCTCCTGAACTCGCCGTTGAGTCCGTAGCCCGGCGCCTCCGGGCTGTTGAGCACGCCGAAGTCGTTGTGGTTCTGGCGGGCCCGCGCGACCAGGTCGAGCCGACTGCGCGCGGTACCGGTCTCGGCGCCGTTGCGCTCCATGATGTCGTGCACGGCGAGCTGAACCTGTTCATCGACCTGGTTGCGCAGGTCGGCCATGGTCTTGTTCTGCGCGGCGGTGTAGGCGCCGATGGTGGTGGCCAGGGTGCCGTCGTCGACCGCGGCCTGTGCAGCCTCGGGGGTGGCCAGCGCGGTGTTGAGCCAGTCGGCGAACTCGGTGGGGGTGGCCGGTGGTGCGGCGGTTGCGGTCATGCGACCAGTCCTTTCAGGATTTCGTGAAGTGCCGCCGCATTGAACGGCACCGGAGTCGGCTCAGGTGCTGGGCCGGTGATCTGTGCGGCCGCCTGCCGGGCCCGCCACTCGGCGGTCATCGCGGCGACGGCGGCGAGGTCGACGTGGTCGAGGCCTTCGGGCAGCGCGGGTGGTGGCGCGTCGAGGTCGACGGCGCGACGCGGGGCGATGTCGAACACGCCGCGCCAGTCGGTGCGCGCGGCCGCGGTGGTCTCCTCAACGGTGTCGGCGGCGGCCCGGTCGTCGGTGAGCGCATCGACCAGGCCAGCGTCGACAGCCTCCTGCCCGACGTACCAGGTCTCCTCCAGCATCGCCGTGCGCCAGTCCGCGGCGTCACCGCCGGCCTTCCCGGCGTACATCGAGGCGATGGAGTCGCTGATCTTGTCGAGCAGGTCGGCGGTTTTGCGGTGCTCGCTGGCCGGTCCGGCGGTGACATCCCACGCATCATGGATCATGACCAGCGCGTTCGGTTCGATCAGCACCTCGTCGGCGGCAAGCATCATGAACGACGCGGCCGACGCGGCGATGCCCTCGACGCGCATCGTCACCTTGCCCGCGTACTGCTTGAACTGCGAGTGGATGGACAGCCCCTCGGTGACCATGCCGCCGGGGGAGTTGAGGTGCACGAGTACGTCGCGGCCGCCGGCGGCGATCAGCGCTTCGACGATCATCGATGCGGAGATGCCGAACCAGTCGTCGATCAGGTCGTTGAAGTGGATCTCGAAGGTGGTGTCGCCGTCGACGGTCAGCAGCTCCGGGTCATCCCAGAAGAACGCGACCGGCTGCGGCGACCCCTCGGCCGCCGATCGCATGCGCGCGGCACGCAGTTGCTTGAGCGCGTTGGCGCGGCGAGGTGCGCTACGCCTCTTCGTCGACTGCATCATCTTCTCCTGTCGCGGGTGGTAGCTGGGTCGGCGCATTCGGCGGAAGCTGCGGTGGCTCCGGTTCGCGAGTGGAGGGCACGACGGTCGGCGGGGTCCAGTCGTCGAGGTACTCGGCGCCGCCGGCGGCGGCGATCACGCGCCGGCCTTCCTCGGTGGACAGCAACACGTTCGGCTTGCCCAACTCGCCGATGCCGAGGTACATCTTCTGCACCAGCAGCGCGATCTCGGTCGGCGAGGCACCGGAGCGGCCGCTGTTGAACGGCAGCTCCAACCATTCGGCGGCCTGCTCGATGGGCACACCGGCGTCGACGTAGCTCTTGAACGCGGCGGCGATGGAATCGCGCTCGGCATTCTCAGCTTCTTCGTCTTCGGGGATGACGTTGTCCGGGCACCAGTAGACGCCCTGGCCGGTCTTGCCGAAGCACTGGAGGTAGGGCCCGTTGGCGAAGTCGTACCAGTACCGCACCCGCCGATGCAGGATCCGCCGGGCGTAGCTGTCGTCGGCGGCGACCGCGTTGGCACGGTTGACGTCGTCGGACGCACCAATCATGTGCTTGTGGATGCGGTAGGCCTCCAGCACCTGGTCGCGGGTGAGGTGCCGCATCTCGGTGACCTGGAGCTTCTGGAGATCGACGACCGTTGGTTTGAACTCGCCGATCTCCAGGATGCCGACCCGGTGCGCACGGTTGACACCGCGGTGCTGTTCGTTCCAGCGGCGCCTGAACGTGGCGTAGTCGTCGTCGCCGAGGATCTCGTCTCGGCCGAGTTCGATCGTCCCGCCGGGGGTGGCGTCGTTGTCGAAGAACGCCTGGATCCACTGCTGGCTGGTGAGGCTGGTGGTCAGCGGCAGCATGAGCGCGGGCACAGGCCCGATGCCGCGGTGCGGGTCGAGTGGGTGCGGTCGGGTGATCCGGATGACCTCGTTGAGCTCCAGCGGTACGCGTTCACCGCTGGGTCCGGTGTAGACGTAGCCGGTGAGGTAGGCGTCCGGGTCGGTGACCGGGCGGATGCGGTCGGGGCGTACCGGCCAGAAGGATCCGGGCACACCGGGTGATGCGTAGTCGCAGACCGCCCATGCTTCGCCGACAGCTTCGTAGTGCCAGGCGAGCACGGTGCGGAAGTGCATGCCGGTCATGAACCGGTTTGGCTGGTGCCATAGCTTCACCGCGAGGTGCTGCCGGCGGCCGAGCGGCTCGACACCTTCGGGTGGCTGCATGTCGCTGCTGGTCTCGCCGCGGTAGAGGTCCCAGATCACCGCGGCGGTGTCGCCGGCGATGAGGTCGATGATCGACAGCAGCGTCGACTCGGTGGTGGTGAGGTCGAGCTGCCGCTCGGTGGGGTCGGTACCACGCCCAAACACGCCGAGCGCAGTTGAGGCGGCGCCGGTGTAGGGCACGGGGGTGACCTTCTCCGCGGACGGCGCCCGGGCGGTTTCGAGGAGGTCGAGCAGCAGGCTCATCGCGCCTCGATCCGCTGCTGCGTCTCTTGCAGGTACCACAGTCGGTTGGCGATGTCCTTGCGGACGCGGTAGCGAAGTCGGGTCATGGCGGCACGAAACGACGCATCGGAGATCGCATCCGCGTGGTTGCTGTAGATGCCCAAGCGCTGCGCTGCCGGAGTAGTCATGCGCGTCGCACCCCCGGGCGCTGAGCGGCGCGGGCTCGGCGGACCACGGCGACCTTGAAGTCGAGCAGCAGCACCGCGACACCGGCGACGACCAACCCGACGGCGACGTTCACACCGATGAACGCGGCCAGGGTGAGGCAGGTCAGAGCGACGACGGTGCCGGCGACCTCGCCGATGGCGGCGAAGATGCTGCCGCGCTCGCCGCGCCGGGCCCGCCGGGCGGCGCGCAGTTGGCCGAGCTTCACCGCACCCATCTCGATGAGTGAGGCGTTGCCGTTCGCGGGTACCGCAACCATGATCGTCTCCTAGGAACGTGGGGGCCAGAACCAGAAGCCAGTGTCGTCGGCGCGGCCAGTGTCGCTCAGGCAGACGGCACGCCGCAGCATCGTGGCGCCGCCCAGCTGCACGGCGAGGTCGACGTACAAGATCTCGCAGCCATCGGCCTTGTCCTGAATGCGGATGATGATGGCCGGCAGCACGACACCCTCTTCGAAGCTTCCGTTCGTGGTGCCATGCGCGGTGAAGATGTCGGCGGCGTCCTGTTCGGACAGCCGATAGAGCACGATCCGGCCGATGGTTGGCTGCTGCGCCGTCATACCCAGACCTCCCGGTTTACGCTGGTCAAACGGTTCTTGAGGTCGAAGTGTGCCACGGCGTAGCGCATGGTGTCCGCGCCGTCGTCGTTGTCCTTGACTGGTTGTTCCTTGTTGTCGTCCCAGACGTAGCCACCGATCTCCTCTTCGGTGCACGTCGGACGCCGGGCGTCGACGGCGGCCTGGTCCTTCTCGACCAGCGCGCCGCGCATGAGGAACAGCCGGTTGTCGCGCCACCGCCGTTCGACAGCTTCGATGCCGAGCTTCACCCGCTTGTCGGCCGGCGTGGTGGCTATGCCGAGGTAGCGAGTCAGGGTGGCGCGATCCTCGGCATCGTGGTCGCAGATGATCTTCTGCGGCTTGGGTTCGATCCATCGGCCGCCGTCCCACCGCTTGGCGGTGTCGTTCCAGACCGCGCCGGGCCGGACGATGCCCATGATCTGCCGGGCGTGGTCCTCGACCATCCGGCCGGACATGTGGATCTCGCGGTAGCGGTACAGCTCACCGTCGGGAGCGATCGCCCAGCACTGGAGTACGAAGGGGTGGACCATGCCGAAGTCGACGGTCCAGATGCGCGTCCAGTCCTGCGGGATCGGGAACGGGTCGACGATGTGTCGGTGGGTGTCGAAGCTCGGCCAGCAGATGCCCTCGGCGGCCGCCCATCGGCCGTAGCGCAGGCGCAGCAGAGTGACGCCGGTGAGCCGGTCGAGGCGCCGGATGTACTCGCGGCCGCGCTTGGTCCACTCGCCGGTGTCGGCATCCCACAGGGTGGGGTTGTCCTCGTGCCGGGAGTCGAGCATCGTCGTGGTGCCGGCATCGGCGCGGAGCTTTAGCCAGTGGGTCGGGTGGCTCGGGTTGCAGTCGGCGATGAGCTGGTTGTAGGGCATGGCATCGGTGCGGCCGAGCCGGGTGGTCAGTGCCTGCCATCCATCGGAGGTCAGCTCGGTGGCCTCCTGGACATAGATCATGTCGAACTCGGTGGACATGATCTTGCTTGGTTTGTCCATGCCGGCGATCCAGATCTGGCTACCGTTGCCGAACTCGTAGCGCGCTGGCTCGCGGCCGCTGGAGCCGCGGTAGATGATCGATCCGGCCAGCAGCTGCTCTTTGGCGACGAACCGATCCCACGTGCGCAGCGCGGTTGAGGCGAGGGTGTCGCGCACCTGGCGGACGATGAGTCCGGTCATGCCGGGGTGCTTGAGCGCGGCGAGGTGCAGCTTCTCCAGACAGGCGCGGCTCTTGCCGGTGCCCGCCGGTCCAGACAGCAGGACTTCTCCATCCTTGCACGCCATGAGCTCACGGGCGGCGCCCCGCGGGCTGTAGCGGTGGCGTAGTTCGACGGCGCTGCTCATGCCACCACCAGGATCAGCAGGCCGACACCGCTGAAGCTGAGACCCGCAGCGGCGACGGCGTAGAGCGCACCGCAGGTGCGCAGGACCCAGTCCGGGGTGTGGCGGTACTGCGGTCGGCGGTCGGCAGGCTGCGCGCGCAGTTGGCTCGTGGCCAGGTACACGCCGCGCGCGCAGTAGACGGCGAGCACGGTGAATGTTGCGGCGAGTGTCAGCATGATGGCGGCGCTCATGCCACCACCCGCTGACACTCGTTGACACCCGTTGCTACACTAGCGGCATGACGAACATCGAAGACCCCGCCACACAGACCACGCCAGTCCTCGTTCGGCGGTACAGAGTGCTGCACGTCCTGGAATCGCACACGGAACTCACCAACGCACAGCACGCCGAGTTGGGGGAGATCGTCGAAGTGCTGCGGCTGCGTGGTGTCCTCGACTGACAGGGGTTGACACTCGTTGACACTCGCTGCTACACTAGTGGCATGAGCAACGAAGACCTCCCGATGACCGAGGAGTCCGCCGCCGAGATCCTGGCCAGGCTGACCAACGCCAACCCGCAGCTGATGGAGGAGACGCTGGCGACGCTGACCCAAGAGCAGCGCGACGCGGCCACCAAGGCGAGCAACCAGCACCGCGGCCGCTGACCACCCACCCCCGAGCCCCGCACACCTTCCCCGGTGCGGGGCTCTCTGCTGTCTGCGCCCGGTCACGCCGGGTCCTCGAACAGGTGCCACACCATGCCAGCAGGGCCCTGAGCCGTGCCGCGGTACACCAGATTGGCGGGCATGTGCCACCCGGTGTCGACCACGCGGAAGTACCGGGTCACCTTCGGCGCCGCCGGATCGACCACCGCCCACAGCACCAGTCGATCGAACTGCATGGCGAACGAAACGATCTCGGCGCCGGCCGGCAGCTCGATCATCGGCCGCCTGGCGTCGAACTTCCACACCACGCGCTGATCAGACATCGTCGGCTCCGTCCACGGTGACCCGGACGTTCTGCACCTGGAGCCGCGACTGGGTTGGTGCGTCGAGGCCCCAGAGTGCGGCACGGCGAGCCTGGATCTTGAGCATGCGATCCATCGCCTGGAGTACCGGCGCGTCGTCGTCGAGCGGCACGGGCTGCCCGGCGAACTCGGTGCCGGGTGCGTAGACGATCTGGCCGTTGCTGACGGTGAAATGCTCGGCGTCCATGACCGCGAGGGCACGCCGATACAGCTCGTCGAGCTGGGCGTCCATGATCTGCCGGTACTCCTCGGCAGCCGGCGGCACGATGGACGCCAGGTGCCGGCTCAGCTGCTTGTGGACGTGGCCCCGGTCCGCGTAACCGAGAGCGACGGCGATCTCGTCGTAGGTGGCGCCCTTGGCACGCAGCCGGAAGGCGGCCGCGTCGCGGTCCTGGGTGTCTGGGTTCTCGTTGAACCGGCCATATCCGTCGCGCGGTGGGGCATCCGCGGAGGCTGCTGCGGTAGGCTCGGCATCGTCGGACACGCGTCAAACCTCCTGGTCAGCTCGTTGGCGCCGCGATCTGTTGAGGCGATCATACAGCATCGAAATGACCAGGTTGACACAGGCTGATACAGGTGGTCACAGGTTGACGGCGATGGCCACAAGCAGCGAGTAAGTGACTACCGTGGGGTGATCACATGACGATGCCCCGCCGGGTACATGGCAAACGAGCCGGCGGGGCATCTGTGACACCGACCCCATGTGAGCGGAGCGGATGGCGTTCAGCCTAGCGTGCCTTCGGGCAGGCCCAGTTGCTGCTCGGAGTGGCGTTTGCCCGCGGTGGTGAGTTCGAACCGTGCACCGCCGAGTCGGGGGTCGACCTCACGGAGCAGTCCCTGGTCGACGGCTGCGGCGAGAGCGGACTCGGTGCGGGCGAGTGCGTCGTCGCGGGTCTGGACGAGCGGGTGTCCGGTGATGAGGTCTTCGGGGACCGGCGGGGGTACCTCGGTGCCGAGTCCTCGTTCGTCGTCGGGCACCTCGTTGGGGTAGGCGCGGACGCGCCACCCGTCCTCCGGGTAGTCGCCGCTGTCGGTGTCGAAGTCGACGGTCAGCTCGTGCGGGTCGACCAGGAACGCGAGGTCCCGGTCGTTGGCGTGAAACACCTCCAGCGTGCGGTCGTAGGCGGGATCGTCGAGGACGACGGCCCATGCGCCGGGTGCCACGGTGACGCGGTAGGTCTCGCGCGGGGTATCGGTCATCCGAGGGTCGTCCTGTCGATCGGTGGTGGCGCGGGGAGGCAGGTGCCGGGGTGGTGGGGTGGGAGTACGCACGGCATGGCGGCACGACTGGTGTCGGTGGGCCAACCGCAGATGACTGGGCGTCGGCAGGCGGCGATGGCGGTGTCCGGTGGTTCGTCGACCTGGGACACGGCGATGCCGAACGCGGCGGCACCGGCACCCAGGAGCACGCCGAACAGTGCGCGACGGGTGGTCTTCATCAGGCGCACCACCCGTCGTGGCCGGGGTCGCGGAGGCAGGGCACGGTGCCCAGACTCGTGGCGACCGGAGCACCGCACTTGCCGATGCCACGCGCCTGGTCGACCAACTGCTGCGTGGCGGGGTCAACTGCGCGCCGGTGCCTGAGTGCCGCGCTGAGCGCCTCGACGCCGGCCGTGGCCTCCTCGGTCGTGAGGCCCAACTTCGGGCCGCCGGTGACGTAGACAGAGGGTGTTCCGTAGCCATCCCCGACGAGGTCCATCGGTAGGGGTGCCTGCTGTTCGTCCAGGTCGTGTGCCGGACCGAGGACGTCCACGCGCGGTGGGTCGCGGAAGCGGAGCTCTCGGCGCAGGTGCGCATCGACCTGGCGCTGGGAGGCGATCGTACGACCGGCGAACACGCCGGCGGTGAACACCGCGGCGAGGCTCACGAGCCCGATCAACCCCAGTACGACGGTCATCGACCGGCCTGCGCGGGTACGCGCCTGGTGCGCTTGACGGGCTGCACACCGGTGGTGGGGGTGCCGTTGGCCTCGCGTGCGGTCTTGAGGGCGAGCAGGTCGGCGTAGACGAACCGGACGGCACCGGTGACCGGGTGCTTCTCCTGGTTGATGCGTCCGTTGCGACGGTAGTGGGCGAGCAGGCTCACGCTGATGCCGAGGACCGTGGCCGCCTCTTGGCGCGTCAGTCGGTCGTCGAGCGCGTAGGTCGGGTTCTTGGTCGACTTGGGCATGGGCACAGATTAACACTCATTGACACTATGGGGCAAGCGGGGGTGATCAGGGCTGCGGAGCACCCCCGCTCGCGGTGTTCGGCGGTCGGACGCCACGACGCACATCCCCGGTGATCCGTCTCCGACTCTTCGATCCAGGCGGTCGGACCGAACACCGACAACCCTACCGGGCGTCTACTCCGCCGACTCTCTCGACCCCCACCACGCATCGCCGATCAACCGATTCAACGTTTGCACTCTCCGTAGTCGCCATCTACACGTTTGTTTATTCGACTGGGTGTCGGACAGTGGCGGACGTGTCGGACACCCACTCTACCTTTTACAAGTTCATTTGTACTCTGCGTCACGATGACTACTCTCCGCATAAACGCCCATACCAGCTAATATATAGTAAAGTGGCTATATAAATCGATCTATCTGGTGTTTCCGTCACAGTCAATTAAATGAACGAATGTCCGATTTGGGCGACAATGGGCGAAAAAAAGAGAGGGGGTGTCCGACACATCCGACAGTGTCCGACACCCACCTCGTTTAAACAAATGACCTCAGCCGTTGTAACGCTGAGTGAAACGACCATCCGATTGTCGGACCAGATAACCACTGTCGATCAGTTGATCGAGCGCCCCAGGGATGAGTGATCGGTCCCTGTTGCGCACCGCGCGTTGGATGTCGCGTTTGGTTGCCGACCCGCCCAGCTTGGCCACCCGGTTGAGGATGACCTGTGCGACACGCACCTCATCGCCGTCGAGGGTCTTGCGTGCCCGATCGGTGTCGGCGAGCCGGCGCCCGGTGGTGACCCGCTCGGACAGCGCGGTCTCCTCGGCGATGTCGAGCAGCTCATCTCGGGTGGCCGCGGACGCGGCGTAGAGCGCCTCGGCCCAGAGCCAGTCACCTTCGTCGATCATGGTGCGCCCGTCGGCGAGCACCGCGAGCGCGGCGAGCTTGGCCACGAGCATGTGGCGGTGCGCGTCGTGGTCGTCGGCGGCGGTGATGTCGCGGGTGAGGCGCTGGTGGCGCTGCTCGGCGATGATGCGCGCCGTGATGGATTGGGTGACGGTGAGGTAGTGCTCGGTCTCCCCGGCGTCGTCGACCCCCTGGCCGAGGCGGGAGACGTGCGGCACGGTCATCGGCACGTAGGGCGCGGCGGTGCCCTGCCCGGGTGCGAGGTTCTCCGACGACAGGCTGGTGAACCACAGGAACCGCTGGGCGGTGCCGGTACCGGTGTCATGCAGGATGGTCGTGGCGGTGGCGACCTGGAACCCGACGACCACCGCGGCGCGGTAGCGCTGGGCGGGGACCTGCCGGTTGATCTCGGCGGTGGCGTTGGACGTCGAGAGGCTCTCGTCGACGGCGAGCGCGCGCAGGTGGGGCAGCCACGTGGAGCCCAGCCGTCCGGCCACCGATCCGAGCAGCGCGCCCTCGGAGACGTAGAACAGCACCCGCGGGTCCTCGCGCAGGATCTTCGGGCACTGCCGGGACGGACCCTGCCAGTCCGGGTCCGGGCGGGTGAGGTTCGCCGCGAAAGCTTCACCGGATCCAGGGTTGGCGATGACCGGCACGGCCGATGCCTGCTCGGCGGACATCATCCGCTGGGCGAGGGTGAACGCTGTCGACTTGTCGCTACCGGACGGGCCGACCAGCGACACGACCAGGTTGGCGCCGAGCGGCATCTTGGTGCCGGTGACGATGCGCACCGAGGGCGGCACCCGGGCGGCGTAGGTGGCCAGCATGGCGCCGAGCACGGCGTCGGGACAGACGTCGGCCGCCCGGGCCTGCGCGCGGATGGACCGGGTCCAGCCGTAGGCATCCCATACCGGATCGGGGATCATCGGCAGCCGCCGCGGCGGTGTTACGCTGTCGCCGGCGGCCCGATCCGAGGTGCCACTGGTAGCGGTGGCCGCATGTGACTCGGGTGTCGGTCCGCCACTTGAAGAGCCGATCTCGACCGCGTGATCGGCGATCGGCATCGTGGCCCCGGCAACCACCTCCTCGCGATCGATCATCTCTGGCACCGATGTGATCACCGGGGCCACGACCTCATCCGCCGGGTATTTCCCGAGCGCGGCGTCGAGCATCGCCCACACCCGCTGGTCGACGTAGCCCGCGCCGCCTTCCCGGAACCACTCGCCGATCGCACGGTGCGCGTGGTCCGGCGCCAACTGCGCCAGCTCACGGGTCATCTCCAGCAGCGGGGTGTGGGCACCGGACCAGCCGAACATCTCGCAGCGGCGGACGAATCCCACGATCCGGTCGTGCAGCCGCTCCCACTGCCGGGCCGCGGTGTCGGCGGTCTTGGTCGTCTGCCAGTAGCCCGCCGTGGTGGCGGGTGCGGTGGCCGGTGTGCTCGCCGGCCACGCCGGGACCGCGGCTGCGGCGAGTCCGGCGACGTCGGGCAGCGCGCCGGTGTAGGTGCGGCGCTGCCCGTCCGGGCCGAGGTACCACGTGCCGGGCCCGAACGCGGTGTCCTTGGTCTTGAGCGCCACCGAGGACTTGAGCACGCCTCGGGCGTACCAGTGCCACCACCCGGAGCCTGACCGGACGTGCGGCATCGCGCCACCGACGGCGGTGCTGATCCGCTGGCACTCCTCGTTGGTGTCGCCGTCGAGCAGCGTGACCCCGCCGACCTGCGGGCAGGACGTCGAGCCGTGTACGAGGTAGCCGTTGGCCTGCCCGGCGGTGACCCGGCGCTCGATCTCGTGCAGGGGCAACCGGCCCAGGGTCTGCCATCCGGTGCGCAGACCGCGGATGTCCTTGCCGCCCTGGCCGCGCCGGTGCGCTGGGTTCCACCACACCCATCCGGGCTCGATGTTGTAGCCCAGGGCGTAGGCCCGGCGGATGTTGGTGATCAGGTACTCGGTGCCGGGGTCACGCATGGCGTTGGCCACCAGGGGATTCGGTGTCAGCGGTGCATCGGCCGGCCGGTCGACCAGCCCGGTCATGTGACATTCCGGTGACCGTGTGCGATACTCATGCGCAACTGCTCTCCTTGCCGGGATAGTAAGTTGTCGGGGCCCCAGACCTTTCGGTTCGGGGCCCCTCCGCTTTGTCTGGGACGCTACTCGGCTACCTGATCACTTGGCTACCGGCGGCGTTCCGTCGTCCATGGTCCAGATCATCGGACGGTCATCGGTCGCGCCGACATCGCTGCCCGTGTCGCCGTCCGTTTCGGTGCCCCTGGCCTTGTCCAGGCCGGCGGCGAACCCACGGTCCAGCATGTCGAGTAGCACCGTGCCCGCACTGGGCACGTCGAGAAACGACCGATCCACCACGTACTCGATCGACGCCAGGTGCCCGTCGACCTTGCGTTGCATGCGTACGCTGATGATCTCGTGTGACATGTGATTCTCCTTATACTCCAACGAAGTTGATAATGTTATCGGCGGCTACACATCTGTCTACTTAGGTCATCAGTCGGCGACCTCCACCTTGCCGGAACCCTGGCACTGCCAGCACTCTTGACTGCCGTTCTTGCCTGATCCGCCACACACCCCGCACGTCTCCTCGTGCACCGCCGGTGGTCCGCCGCGAGTGAGCATCAGGCCGGCACCCCCTCGATGCTCAGCGCCGTCTGTCGATCAACGGCCAGCGTCGGACCGTCGTCGAACTTCTTGATCCACCGGCACATGTGGTCCGGGAACCGCGACGTGTACGCCCAACCACGCTGCTCCAGGAAGGTGTACTCGGCGAGCTCCAGGTCACTGCGCATGTCGATGATCCGGTTGCGGTGTTCCTCAACCGTGACCGGAGTGCGCGGCTTGGCTGGCGCGGCGGGGTGGCAGTTCGCCCGTTCCTCGTCAGTGATCGGGTCGCCGATTTGGTCAGACATCCTTGGTCTCCTTACACCTCAACGAATTCGAGTTCACGCATGTCGAACTCTTCGGGTTGTTTCGTCCACGTGCGGCCGCATATCTTGGCCTCGGCCTCGATCGGGACACCGTGGAACGTCATGGTCATCGACGCCTGGAGGTCGGCGAGCGCGCGGGGCGCCATCCACTCCGGCACGCACAGCAGGATCTCGTCGTGCACCAGCATCGACAATGCCCACCCCCACCCGCGGCGCACGACCTCGTGCACGGCGCAGGCCAGTAGCTGGCGTTGGTTGCCTTGGGTGGCGTAGTTCAGGCCCTTGCGGGAAGGTCGTGCACCCCACGCGATCCGACCGTCGTCACGCAGGAACGCCCGGTCCCACAGCGGTGCGACCCAACCGTTCTCCAGCACAACGTACCGGCCAGCGTTCATGTCGTTGCGGTAACGGGTGAGGTCTGGGTACCGAGCCATCCACCGGGCCACAATCGCGTCGCCGGACAGCAGGTCCAACCCGCCCTGCGCGGCGTACTGCCAGGCGTCGAAGTCGAAGTCCTGGGTCAGCGACTCCAGCACCTTCTTGGGTGCGGCGCCGTAGCACCAGGCGAGGAACGCGCGCTTGCCGCCCTGGCGCATGAGGTAGTGCACGGTGCCCGCGTCGTGGCCGAGGGCGGGGTCGTAGAGCCGGCCGAACACCGCGGTGGCGATGGCCGAGTTGAGGTCGCCGGAGAGGATGTCGGCGAGCAGGTTGGCGTCGCCGGACAGGCCGGCCATGGTGCGCGGCTCACCCTGGGAGAAGTCGCAGGACACCAGCACCCACCCGGGCGGCGCGGCGATGGCGGCACGCACCCGGGTGTCACGCTTGGGTAGCTGCTGGACCGGCGGCCGCATCGCCGACTGGCGCGAGGTGATGGTGCCTGCCGCGCGCATCGAGCAGCGCATCCACCCATCGAGGGTGAGCGCGTGCAGCATCGGCTCGATGTAGGTCGACCGGAACTTACGTGCCTTGCGCACCTCGGTGATGGTGCGGGCGAGGACACCGGCCTCGTCGTCGCGCTTGGCCAACTCGGCGAGCACGAACCGATCCCACGACGGATCACCGGTCTTGGCGCTGTACTTCGGCGAGGCGATGCCCATCCGCTCGAACGCCTGACCGACCGACGGGCCCATACCGGAGATCGCGACGCCGTGCTCCAGCATCTTCGCCGCGCGGTCGGTGATGACCTGTTCGAGCTGGTGGTCCAGCCACCGGGCGTAGGGCCCGTCGATCATCAGGCCGCGCAGGGTGGCCCGGTCGATGTGCCACTGGAGCGCGAGGTCCAGCTGGGCACCGGGCCACTGCCCGCGCTGCTGGAGCTGGGCGACGTGCAGGTCGAACATCCGCTTGACCATGACGGCGTCCAGGCCGGAGTACACCTGGTAGGTCGGGTCGCGGAACGGGATGGTGGCGAACCAGTGGCCGAGCTGGTCGGTCTTCTTGCGGCACCCGGTCGGCGCCATCGCCGAGGCGGCCGCGTCGCGCTCGGCTTCCGCGCGTTCGAGCACGTCGGTGCCCAGCTCACGGCGGCTGGAGGGTTTGAGGCCCTTCTCCTGTGGGATCTTGCCGTACGCGTCGTCCATCGAGGTGACCGTGCGCGGGTTGGCCCACGCCAGGGTGACCTGACTGTCGACGATGTGCGGGTGGTCGTCCTCGGTGCGCACCGATCCGGGTAGTCCGCGGGTCAGGAACCGCACTTCGTTCTCGGCGTAGTGCGCGACGAACATCCGGTGCCGGCGGATCAGGTGCGCGAGGTACCGCAGGTCGATCTTCGACACGTCGATGACGAACGCGACGTTGCCGTCGGAGATCTGGACGGCACGCAGCTGGTAAAGCTGGTCGAACGGGTCGACGCCGTTGGACTCGCAGTCGATCCCGAGCACGACGTCACGCCGCTGGCCAAGCCATTCGCCGAGCTGGAGCAGCTCCGCATCTGTCTCAATGGAACAGATGCGGATGTCCTCGGCCGGGGCGTGGATGATCATCACGCTCGGTGCTTCGGGCAGTAGTCTCCGTCGGCAGCGGGGTCGATCTGCCAACCGTCTTCGCGCGCGTCGTCGTACGCCTCGTTGGGTGTGTGCGCGTAGACGAACTCCGCGCACACGCGACCCTGGCTCTCATGGTCGCAGCGCACCATCACTTCGAGGTAGACCAAGCTCATGCCGGCCACGTTAGCACACGTTGACACTCGTTGATACCATGCGTTAGGGTGGCGTCGTGACATGGGGGTGTGTCCGGCGCATGGTGTGCCGGCGATCAAGGATCGAGGAGACCATGGGTGTGCGGAAGACCACGCGACAGGCGTTAGCCGCTGCTGCGGCGGCGACCAACCCGGCGACCCGGTGTGCGTGCGGGACCTGGCGCACCCCGGGCGTGCAGCACACCAGCGGTGACACCGGGTGTGAGCCGAAGGGCCTACCCACCCGGTGGTGCTCGAAGTGAACGCACGGCGCAGCGAGTTGATCACCGCGTTCAGCTTGGGCATCGTGGCCGCCTGCGTGGTGCTGCTCATGGTGGTGCGGTGACTCTGCGCGGCTACCAGCGCGACGCGATCGAGGCGCTGGAGAAGGACTGGTCCGCCGGGCTGCTGCGTCTCGGTGTCGCGCTGCCGACCGGCACAGGCAAGACACACATCATGGCCGAGCTCGCCGTCGAGTTCGCGAGTACGCATCGGTTCGGGTCCGGCATCGACCGGCCGGGGCGGGTGCTCG